GATGCACCTCACATGACATCAGACGTAAGAGAGCAGATCCTTGCTGCATTACCACCACACGAAAGAAAGATGCGTGAGCAAGGTGTACCACAGATAGGTTCTGGTCTTGTATTTCCTGTGGCAGAAGATGAAATAGTTTGTGAACCAATAGATATACCAGATCATTGGACAAGAATATGTGGGCTAGATTTTGGTTGGGATCACCCGACTGCAGCAGTATGGATTGCATGGGACAGAGATGCTGATGTGGCATATGTTTATGATAGTTATGCACTACGACAAGAGGCTGTGCCTATTCATGCAAGTGCAATAAAATCAAGAGGTAACTGGATACCTGTGATCTGGCCTATGGACGGCAGACAAGCTGACAAAGGTTCTGGTAAATCACTTACTGAGCAGTACAGGTCAGAAGGTGTGAATATGACAAGAGAGCATTTTAGTAATCCACCAGCACAAGGACAGAAAGAAGGTTCAGGTGGTAACTCAGTTGAAGCTGGTATTATGGAAATATATACAAGAATGCAAACAAAAAGATTGAAAATTTTTAAGAATCAAGATAAACTTTTAACTGAGCTAAGAATGTATCATAGGAAGAATGGTAAAATTGTTGCAGCTCATGATGATGTTATATCTGCTATGCGTTATGCAGTTATGTCATTACGAAAAGCAAGAATCAGAAACTATGAGCCTATGAACATTCAGGCTGAATCGGAGTTTAATATCTTTGCATGAGGAAAGAACACAAAAGTAAAACTGGTGGACTTACTGCAGCAGGTAGAAGATACTTCAAAAAGAAAGAAGGATCTAATTTAAAACCTCCAGTCAGTAAAGGCACTAACCCTAGACGTGTTAGTTTCGCTGCAAGATTTGCTGGTATGAAAGGCCCTATGAAAGATAGTAAGGGCCGACCAACCAGAAAAGCCTTAGCCCTAAAAAAATGGGGTTTTGGTAGTGTTGAGGCAGCAAGAAATTTTGCCAACAGACACAAGAAGAAAAAAACTAATAGAGCATAGGAGGATAATATGCCAGGACATTACGGAAAAGGAATGAAGAAAGGTAAAGGTGGTCTTACAAAAAAACAAAAGACATTACCACCGTCTTTAAAAAAAGCTATTATGGCTAAAAAGAAAAAGAAAAAATAATGGCTAGAAAATTTAAGAAAGTGCCAAAGACGAAAGGTGGTGTCCCCACTAAGTATGTCAGAGGTGCAAAGAATCCAAAGAAGCGAGAGGCTGAAATAAAAAGAACTCGTAAACTTTACAAAGCAGGAAAACTTACTCCAGCTATGATGGATAGAATTAGTAAGCAAAGGAGCAGAGGATAATGGCAGCAACTAAAAAGAAAGCAGGTAAGTATGGTGGCATATCTGGTGCTTCTAAATTTTCTAAATCAAAATTAGATGCTGTGTATAAGCGTGGCCTTGGAGCTTACTATAGTTCAGGTTCTAGGCCAAAAGTATCTGCACATCAATGGGCAATGGGTAGAGTAAAAAGTTTTGTAACAGGCAAAGGTGGAGCTAGAAAAGCAGACGCTGATTTACTTAGAGGTAGAAAGAAAAAGAAATGAGAAAAGGATTATATGCAAATATTCATGCAAAAAGAAAGCGTGGAGAAAAAATGAGAAAGAAAGGTGCAAAGGGTGCACCAACAGCTAAAGCATTTGCTAGAGCTAAACTAACAGCGAGGAAAAAATAATGGGTGGAGCAGCATCAATAATACCATCAGTAATTGGTAGCGTAGTAGGTAGAGCAATTAGTGGAGTTACAGGCATGGGTAAAAAGAAAAGAAAAACTCCAGAGCCAAAAAAATTAATGGAACAATTACCAACTACAACGCAACCAGTTGCACAAAGACTCGCATCACAGTATGGTGGATCAACTATGCTTACAGGTGCATCTGGTATTACAGAAGAAGCAACAACAAGAAAAACTTTATTGGGTGGATAATGATAGAGCCAGTTTTTGATCAGTTGCAAAAAGAAAAATTCTACGAGTGGATTTCGCCTAGAGCAGATATCGAAGTTGATGATTATACAACTATTGGTTTTGTAGATGGAGAACAAATAGTAGGTGTTATTCTTTTTTGTAATTATGATGGTAATAATATTTATGTTCACATAGCTGCAGAGTACCCAGGTGCTGTGCAAAGAAAATTTATAAGACTTATGTTTGATTATATATTTAATCAAGCAAAATGTCAGAGAGTAACTGCCACCTGTCTTGCAAATAAGAAACGTAGTCAAAAGCTAATTGAAGGTGTAGGTTTTAAAAAAGAAGGATTATTAAAGAATTTTGTAAGAAAAGATGATACACTATATGATATTATAATTTATGGAATGCAGAAAGAGGATTGTAAATGGGTAACATACCAATAATAGGACCAATATTATCACCAAAAATGCCAAAGCTACCACCAGGTCCTGATGCAGAATTGCTTGAAAGAGAAAAACAAGCAGAAGCAGAATTGGCAAAAGAAAAGAAAAGACTTATAGCTGGTAAAGCTATGGGGATGCAATCAACTATTTTAACTGGTGGTCAAGGTGTTGAAGAAGAAGCTACTACATCAAGAACATTACTTGGTGGTTATTAATGGAAAAATTTGATTATATAAAAAAGCGATACAATGAAATGAGTTCTAATAGAGGAACTTGGGAAGATCATTGGCAAGAAATCTTAGACTACGTTATGCCTCGTAAAGCTGACATAGTTACAAAAAGAATAAGTGGTGATAAAAGAACAGAGGTCTTGTTTGACTCTACAGCTATTACAGCAAATAATTTACTTGCTGCTAGTTTACAAGGAACTCTTACATCACCTTCAAGACAATGGTTTTATTTAAAAATAAGAAACCAAGAAATTAATGCAGACAGAGAGGTACAGTTATATTTAGAAGATTCTGCAAAAAGAATGTATGATGTTTTCAATCAAACTAATTTCAACACAGAGGTTCATGAATTATATTTAGATCTTTGCTCAATAGGTACTGGTTGTTTATTTGTAGAAGAAGGCAACAGAGGATTTGAGGAAGATTCAATACATTTTCAGGCTTTACATATATCTGAATTTTATATACATGAAAATATTAGTGGTTATATAGATACACTTTACAGAAAATATAAACTTACAGCTAGACAAGCAGTTCAAGAGTTTGGTGAAGATAATGTTGGGCCAAAAATTTTAGAATGCGCTTCAATGAAACCAGACAAGAAATTTAATTTTATCCATGCAGTAGAACCAAGAGAAGATTACGAAAGAGTTTTTGGTGAATCTGATACTAAATTACCATTTCATTCATGTCATGTATGTGAAGAAGAAAAAATGGTTGTTAGAACTGGTGGGTATAATGAGTTTCCATATCTTGTACCTAGATGGTCAAAGGCAACAGGAGAAATATATGGGCGTTCACCATCTTACAATGCTTTGCCAGATATAAAAACATTAAACAAAGCTGTTGAAATAGGACTAAAAGCATGGTCAAAAGCTATAGATCCTCCACTACTTGTGCAGGATGATGGTGTGATAGGTAGAGTAAGAATGACACCTGGTGGTATCACAGTTATCAGAAATGATGCAGCAGTAAAACCATTTCAGTCTGGTGCAAATATGCAGGTTACTACATTTAAAGAAGCTGAACTTAAAACAGCTATTAGACAAGCATACTACTCAGACCAATTGCAACTGCAACAAGGACCACAAATGACTGCTACAGAAGTACAAGTAAGATATGAACTAATGCAAAGATTGTTAGGTCCTACACTTGGTAGATTTCAGTCAGAGTTTTTAAACCCACTTATTGAAAGAGTATTTGGTATTATGAATAGAAATAATGCTTTAGTCGATCCACCTGAAATTTTAAGAGGACAAAACTTAGAAGTAGAATATGTTGGTCCACTTGCTCGTTCACAAAGAATGGAAGAAGCTGTAGCAGTAGAAAGATTGTATCAACTTGCTATGCAACTTGCACAAGCTGATCCTTCAATTATGGATATTCTTAATCATGATGAAGCTGTAAGATCGAGAGCAGAACTATTAGGTGTTCCAAAATCTGTATTAAGAGGAAGAGATGAAGTTGATGAACTGAGAGAAACTAGGATGCAAGAACAAATGATGCAACAACAAATGATGATGCAACAACAACAAGCAGAAATTGCTGCAAAACAATCATCAGCGTTAAAAGATGCAGCAGATCCTGGCGCACAACAAGTATTAGAACAAGTTGCATCACAAGTAGAGGATGAATTAGCAGTTGAAGAATAATTTAGACGAAGAATTAAAACAACAAAAGATAGATTACTTAACAACTTTTACAACACCAGAAGGTGAAAGAGTTTTGGCTGATCTTACATCAGCTTATTACCATAGGAGTTCTTTTAGTAAAGATCCCTATGAAACTGCTTTCAAGGAAGGGCAAAGAGCAGTTATAGTCAGAATACTAAATCTTTTAAAGGAGGATATAACAAATGGCTGACGAACAAACGACCACAGAAGTGGCAGACAATCCCGAACCAGCAACAGAGCAAAACTCTGAGTCTGTGTTAGGATCTGGCATAAGTGATAATCAAACACAAACTGATTGGAAATCATCTTTGCCAGAAGATTTGAGAAACGAACCTACTTTGCAAAATCTAAATGATGTAGAATCATTAGCAAAGACAGTAGTGCATCAACAAAAAATGATAGGTAATAGAATACCTTTACCAAAAACAGAAGAGGAGAGAGTTGAATTGTATAACAAACTTGGTAGACCACAAGAGCCTAGCAAATATCAAGTTAATATTCCAGATACTCATAAGCAATATTTTAATGAAACATCTGTAAGTGAATTTAAAAATGTTGCACACCAAATCGGTTTAAACGATCAACAGGTAAATGCTATTATAGACTATCAAATTAATGAGATTAACAATGCCTCACAAATTCAAGACTCACAAATGAATGTGCAACGTGAAGAAGCAGAAAAAAGTCTTAAAGAAGAGTGGGGTTATGATTATGATAAAAACTTACGCTCTGCTATGAGAGCTGTTGATGTTTATGGTGATGAAGAGCTTAAAGAAGTTTTAAATGGACCAGCAGGTAATAGTCCAGCTATGGCACGATTCTTGCACAGAATTGGTCAAGAGGTTACAGAGGAGATGGCAAAAAATACACAAAACAATACTATTGCTGCTTCTGTTCTTGACGCAAAACAAGAAATTGAACAAATAATGGCTGATCCTAAGAATCCATACTTTGACGCAAGGCACAAAGACCATAAAGCAATGGTTGATAGAATGCGACAATTACACGAAAAAGTTTATGGAAATTAGTTTTCTTGTGATATAATAGTTTTACCAAAGTTCTGCCCTTTTTGGATAACAGATGTGGTGGCCATGATGGCCTTAAAATCCGTTGGATAACTACGTTATGTTATAAGGTGTCCCTTTTAGGATAAATACCGAGGATATAAATTTTAGGAGGACATGATATGTCAGTACAAATAACTACAGCTTTTGTCGAACAGTATAAAAGCAACGTATTTCATTTGTCGCAGCAAAAAGGTTCAAGACTAAGAGATGCTGTTAGAACTGAAACAGTAGTAGGTAAATCACATTTCTTTGAAAGAATTGGATCTACAGCTGCACAAAAAAGAACTTCCAGACATAGCGACACTCCGAGAGTAGATACACCTCACTCACGTAGAAAAGTTACTATGGAAGACTATGATTGGGCAGACTTAATTGATCAAGAAGATAAAGTAAGAATGCTCATTAGCCCAGAGTCAGAATATGCACAAGCAGGTGCATGGGCAATGGGAAGAGCAATGGATGATGCAATTATTGATGCAGCTTCTGGTAACGCCTTTGGTGGCGTAGCTGGTGGTTCAACAGTAGCATTGCCATCTGGACAAAAAATTGTTCACGGCTCTGCTGGATTATCAGTTACAAAACTGATCGAAGCAAAAGAAATTTTAGATGCAAACAGCGTTGATCCTGAAGAACCAAGATATTGCGTTGTAACATCAAAACAGCTATCAGACTTGTTAGCAATTACTCAAATTACATCTGCAGACTTTAACTCAGTTAAAGCACTTGTTCAGGGTGATATTGATACTTTTATGGGATTCAAATTCATCAGAACAGAAAGACTAGATACTAACTCATCTAGCAACAGATTAGTTTTAGCATTTGCTCAATCTGGTATTGGTCTTGCTGTCGGTTCAGATATTCAAACAAGAATTACTGAAAGGGCAGACAAAAACTACGCCACACAGGTATTCTTATCAATGACAATCGGTGCAACTCGTATCGAAGACGAAAAAGTTGTTGAGATAGAATGTACCGAAAGTTAATAGGAGGAATCAAAAATGGCAACAGCAAAATCAGTAGAAATTACAGCTTTAGACGCTTCGCCTAGAGAAGTCCTAGAAACTGGGAGTGCAGAAGGCAGAATGCGTGTAGCAAGTGGTACAATAGCAGCTGGAACAGGCGACATTGATAATGATGATGTATTAATGATGGTGCAAATCCCATCTAATGCAAAAGTATTATCAATCAAACTCTTTAATGATGATTTAGATTCTAATGGTTCACCATCATTGGCAGCCAACGTAGGTCTTTATTATGCTAGTTCTGGAGTTGTTATTGATGAAGATTGTTATGCGTCAGCTATAACAACTTTACAAGCAGCAGAAACAAGTGGTGCTGAAGTTGCTTTCGAGGCAAGAAATGTAAATGCAGTTTCTAACTTTGCATGGGAAGATGGTGGTTTATCCACAGATCCAGCAGAAGCATTAAGAATCGCTATTACAATTTCAAACGCAGCAGCAACAGCAGCAGCTGGTGATGTAACCATGATTGTTACATACGTTGTAGACTAAAGACAACAAACAGGGGGGTAGTTTCGGCTACCCTCTTACAAGGTGAAAAATGGCAACAGAAGTTTCAATATGTTCAAACGCACTTAGAAGATTAGGAGATGATCCTATAACCTCACTTACAGATGACACAGAAAGAGCTAGACTTTGCAATGCTTTTTATGCAGATGCAAGAGATGCTTGTCTTAGAAGTCATCCCTGGAACTTTGCAATTACAAGAGCTTCTTTAGCTCAATTGTCTGCTACACCTGTATATGGTTTTGACTATCAATTTGCTTTACCTACAGATCCTTTTTGCCTTAGAGTTTTAGCTATGGAATTTGAGGATTATGTATTCAAAGTAGAAAATTTATCAACACAAGGCAGAGTATTACTTACAGATCAGGAAACTGCTAAAATTATTTATATAGCAAGAGTTACTGACACAACACTATTTGATTCTTTATTTGTAGACACATTGGTTGCTAAACTTGCAGCAGACTTAGCATACCCAGTAACTAATAGTCTAAAAGTACAGGAACAAATGTATAGGCTATTTCAGCTTAAACTTTCTGAAGCTCGTAGTATTGATGGACAAGAAGGGTTTATTGATGATCTTGTTTCAGATACATTTACGGATTTTAGAAAATAATGGCAAGAACACATCCAATACAAACAAACTTTACTGCAGGTGAACTAAGTCCTAAATTATTTGGACAGACTAATCTTGACAGATATAGAAATGGTGTAGAAACATTAGAGAACATGATTGTGTTTCCACAAGGTGGTGCAACTAGAAGAAGTGGATCAAGGTTTATTTGCGAAGTAAAAGACTCATCTGCAACTACAAGACTTATACCATTTGAATTTAATGATGAACAAGCATATGTAATAGAACTTGGAAATAATTACATGAGATTTTTTAAAGACCAAGGACAGATTACTGAAGCAACTAAATCCATATCTGCTATTACAAAAGCAAACCCAGCAGTTGTAACAGCAACTTCTCATGGTTACAGCAATGGCGACCATGTTTGGATTAATGATGTTGTTGGTATGACAGAGGTAAATAGCAGAAGATACACTATAGCTAATGTAACAACACATACATTTGAATTGTCAGGAGTAAATTCTACAAACTATACTACATACAGTTCAGGTGGCACAGCAGCAAAAGTATTTGAAATATCAACTACATATACATCAGCACAACTGTTCGATTTACAGTTTGCACAGTCAGCAGATGTTATGTATATAGTTCACGAGGCACACGAACCAGCAAAGTTGTCAAGAACAGGGCATACATCTTGGACACTTACAGATGTAGATTTTGGAGCAACTGGTCCGTATTTAGATGCAAATACTACAACCACAACTCTGACACCAGCATCATCAAGCACAGGATCAGGTGTTGATATTACAGCTTCTGCAGTTACTGGTATTAACGGTGGTGATGGTTTTCAAACTACAGATGTAGGTAGACTTATAAAATTTAATAGTGGTGAAGCAGTCATAACTGGCAGGACAAGCACAACTGTAGTTGTTTGCACTATAACAAAAGCATTTGCAAATACAGATGCCACAGCAGCTTTTCAACTTGGCACGTTTTCTGCAACAACAGGTTTTCCAAAAGCTGTTACTTTTTTTGAACAAAGATTAATTTATGGTGGAACAACATCATTTCCACAAACTATATTTGCATCACAGTCTGGATTGTTTGACAATTTTGATGTAGATGATGCAAGTGCATCTGATGCTTTTATATACACTATTGCATCTAACAAAGTAAATGTAATTAGGTCATTAGCACCAGCTAGAGATTTAATAATTTTTACTGCAGGTGGTGAATTTAAAGTAGGCAGACCTTCTGGAGAACCACTAAAACCAGATAATGTAAATATTACAAGACAAACTACATACGGATCTCATACTTCGCAATCAGTACAAATTGATGATGCAATTATCTTTTTGCAAAAACAAAGACAAAAAGTTAGAGCTTTTGAATTTAGATTTGCAGATGATGCTTTTATAGCTCCTGATTTAACTTTATTAGCAGATCAAGTTACAGGCACAGGCCTTGTTGATTTAGATTATGCACAAGAACCAGACAGAATATTATTTGCAGCAAGAGATGATGGTCAACTTGTAGGACTCACATATTTAAAAGATGAAAAAATACTTGCATGGCACAGACAGATTATAGGTGGCAAAGGACAATCTTGTACTGTTACAGTTACAGATTATGACAATACATTGTCAGGAACAAAATTAACTTTTACAAAATCAGATGGCACTACTGTAACATTTACATCTACAACAGGGACTGCAGGAACTAATGAATTCAAAACAGAAACTAATAACAACACAACAGCAAGTAATTTACAATCTGCCATAAATGGTCATGCAGATTTTACAGCTACAGTATCTAGTGCTGAAGTAACTGTTACTGAAACTACACCAGAAAGCACAGGATTTTTAACAGTAGATAGTCAAGATTCTGTTAGATTAGCAACAACTAATGAATTACACGCAAAAGTAAAAAGTGTTACAGCTATATCAGAATCTACAGAGGATCAAGTTTATATAATTGTTGAAAGAATTATTAATGGCTCTACAGTACAGTATGTAGAATATTTAGATAGTACACTAAATCAGGATTCTGGACTTGCAGGTACAGTAACTGGAGCATCTACAACAGTAACAAGTTTAGATCATTTAGAAGGTGAAACAGTACAAATACTTATAGATGATGCAGTATATCCAGCACAAAAAGTAACAAATGGAGCAGTTACAGTTAGCCTCCCAAGTACGTTTGCAAGTAAAACAATAGAGGTAGGTCTTGGTTATGTATCTACTATAAAAACCCTAAGACCAGAGGGTACTGCACAAGCAGGTACTGCACAAGGCAGGAAAAAAAGGTATAATGAAATTATTGTAAGATTATTAGATAGTGTTGGCGTAACTATTAATGGTGATCAACTTCCATTTAGAAGTTCAGCAGATGAAATGGGTGAGCCAATACCAGCATTTACAGGAGATAAAAGAGTTACTAACTTAGGTTGGAACAGAGATGGTCAAATAACTATCAAGCAAACACAACCCCTACCTATGACAGTTCTAGCAGTTACTGGAACTATAGTAACAACAGATTAGAAAATGGACCCAGTTACAATAGCGTTAGCAGTTAGCACAGGACTTAGTTTTTTAGGTTCAGTACAACAAAGTAGACAACTTCGTAGAGCTGCAAGAGCTGACAAAAGACGAAGAGAAATACAGGCAATTCAACAAAGAATACAAGCTAATGAACAAGCTGCATT